CTCATCATTTCCACTCCATGAAGCCGCACTCGGCCCCCTTCAAGAACATCTTGACCATCTCGACCTTGTCGGCCGGGACCTTGACCGCGAGCAGGGCCGGAGGGCCAACCTGTTGCCGGTTCAGGACGCCGGCATACTTCTCGTAGACCGCTCGGATCTCGTCCTGACCCTTGAGGGCGCTGGCCTGCGACTGGCTGATCCCCATGAGGATAGCGGCAGCCGCTGGCCCGACACGTTCAACGAGCCGCTTGTACTCGACGTTCGGGATAAGTCTATGTGTTTTCGTCATTCCATCTCCCTCCCGAAGGTGAGGCGGGTCCCCTTGGCGTCGGCGTGCCGCTCATATGCGAAGCCCTCCTGCCGAGCGAGCCGCAGCCCAAAGGCTGACAGCTGCTCGACCACGGCGTGGTGGTTGGGGTGGTTCGCAGGGACGTAGAACACTGCGTGATCAAGGCACGCGACCGCGGCGTGCGAAAGGGTAGTCATCAGGTCGTTCATGGTGGTGGTCCTTTCCAGGTGGTGGTTACGCCCTGCGATCCTATCGCAAGGCGTGAGTTGATATCAAGAGCGTCCGATCATCGCCGCCGCGGACCCGCCCGTCTGGCGATGCACCGAGACGTTGGCGGCAGCCCGGCGAGCCTCGGGCGTGGTCGAGAGCGCGCGAGCCCTCGAAGTCGAGAGCGACGGGAAGGCCCTCGACATCTCGGCCTCAACCAGATCGACGGGGACCAGAGCGCGCTCCCCGTTGGCGACGCGGCCCGCCTCGCGAGCGTCCTGTTCGTGAACCATGGTCCACAGGCGGCCCGAAAGGGCGTTGCCGACCGCGCGCTGGTAGACGCCGATCCCCTTCACCGAGGGCTCGCCATACAGCGCGATGTCCGCCTCGCGCAGCTTCTTCGCCTCGGCCTTGACCTGATCGAGGACGAAGGGCAGCATCAGCGACCACGTCACGCGCCCGGACTCCCGGCCCGAGATCGAGATGTAAATCTTGTTGCCGATCTCGGTGATGACGATGCGGCAGCCGTAGAGGCGAGCGAGCGGGCCGGCCACCTTCTTGATCCAGGAGTTAGACACGTAGCAATGCGCGGCGCGCATGTCGGTCCCTATGGGATCGTCCGACGCCGAGGCGACGTCCAGAAGCGTGAAGTTATGCTCATCGAGCATCGCCTGCACCTTGGCCATCATGGTCTCGGCCTCGGCGGGATTGTTGGTCCCCTCGGCGAGCGCGAGCACCTTGCGGATACGGTCGAGGATTTTGGATTGGTCGGTCATGGGTGGTCTCCTTCTTCCAATGGGGCAAGTCTACGGCAGGATGGAAGAGGCGTCACCGCCCCTTCTCGATCTCCTCCAGGATATCGCCGCGCACCGCGGCGTGTTCGATTGCCTTGAGCAGGCGCTGAAGCGCCGTGTAGGCTTCGACGGGCTGCTGATCGCGCTCTATCTCCTCACGGAGCTCGGCCAGCGTGATCGTGGAACCGTTGTCCCCTTCTTCGAGGATAGCGGCGGCCCAGTTGATCAGGGTGTCGAGGGGCTTTGCCATCACGCGGCCCCCCGCTCGGGGTAGCCGAGGACCCGGGTCGAGCCGATGCGCTCGACTTCGAGGGTGTGGGTCCCGTTCTCGCTGACGGCGTAGACCGTGAAGCGATGCAGGTCCTGCGGTTCGATGACCGCCACCCGGAACTTCTGGTGGGCGTAGATCGCTTCAAGGTCGGCTTTGACACCGGCGAGCTGGTCGATCATGGTGGCCGTGATTTCAGTATTGATGCAGTCGGTCATGCGAGGGCTCCTTCAACGTGCGAGATCCAGTCTTCGAGGCTCATGCACCGAAGCGTCATGCTGTAGACGCTCGGGATGTGGTCGGCCACGAAGTCGTCGCCGATGTCCGCGAAGTAGAAGTAGCCGTCGCCTTTGACGACTTCGACCCCGTGCTTTGCGATGGCGGTGTTGATCTTGTTGATGGTCGCGGCGGTCATATCGAGGCTCCTTCTTCCTACTCCCTCGAATATAGTCGCAGGCCCTCGATGATGCAACACCTATCTGTCGCGCGGTCCCCATAACGGCCGGATACCGAGCCGCCAACGCAGGTAAGCAACTTGCACCGCCAACAGCCCGGCGACGATCCGCCCCAGGAGCACCAGGAACGGTTCGCGGGTCCAGAGGCGGGCCGTGACCCAGTCGGCCAAGCGGATCAGCACTAGTGCATTCCGGCAGGCTTCCCGCCGAAAGCCCGGAAGCCGTTTCGCCGCAACCATTCGAGGCTCTCCAGCCGCTGCTCGGCCGAGGCAGAGGGCAACTCCGCCCTCGCCTTATGCAGCCCTGCCAGCACGACACGGTCGGAGCTCGGCGTGAAGCCCCCGAGCGTTACGTGCTCGGCCGCTAGCTGCTTGGCCGCCTCGACATCCAGATTCAGGATCGCCCGTTCGAAGCGCCGGCGGATGCGTCGGGGAAAGGTACTTGGGATCATGCTTCAAGCTCCTTGGCCTTGCGACGCAGCTGGATGTTCGCCAGCCGCGTGACCGAAAGGCGCTCGTGCAGCTCGCGGATGACCGCGGCCTGCCTCGCACACTTCGCCTGCCATCGCGCCTCGTTGCGGCGGGCGATCCGGAGCTCCCTCTCCAAGTCTTCGGTGGTCATTTCGGTATCCTCTCCTTGTCCAGCCACGATGCTAGCCCGGCCTCGTCATAGGCGTCAAGCACCCACATGGTCAGCGCATGCGTGAGGTAGGCTTGCGTCTCGGCATCGAAGGTCGAGCCCGCTTCCTTCTGCATGATCTGCACGACATGGACCAGCTCGTGAACGAGCAGCCCGACGATCTCGACCGCGGTGCGATCCTCGATGTCTCGGATGGTGACCACGACCGAGGCGTGCCGCAAATCGTCCCGGAACGTGACCGTGCAGGCCGAGGCGTCCGGGTAGCTGCGGTCGTCCCTGACCTTGAGGTGCTCCATCAGCGCGGGCCACTGTTCGACCGAGGCGAAATAGACCGTCACCGGATATGGGTGCTTCTCGAACATGTTAAAGGCTGGTGCCCGCCGACGCCTAGTCATTGGCATCCTCGGCGAGTTGCGCCACGCTGTAACCAGTCGTGTAACATGTTAAGCACAGAAGGCCGTCAGCCCGCACCTCCTCAATCGGCGTGGCGATGTCTGGATCATCGCCGAGGACCGACGCCAGCGCGGCAGCCGGCCCCAGGAGCTGCTCCATCCCGTGGACCCGCCGGACGTTGTCGAGGTTGATGACCATGGGCTCGACCCGAACCCGGTAGAACACCAGCGAGTGGTCGGCCATGACCCCTCGCCCGCAACCCACGCAGGGCCGCATATCGCCCGCCTTCATGCTCGACCTCCATTGCGATTGGCGACCCACTCGCCGCACCAGTGGGTCTGCTGAACCTGCGGCCAACGCTGAGTGAGCTCGTTCGGCCTCATCTGCACCATCTGCGGCGGATAACGCACGCACTGCCCATCCGGCAGGACGGTCTGGTGGTCGTTCGCGTTATTCGAAAAGTAGCGGCAGGTCCGGCAATGCTGGTAGTCGGTCATGGTCTGGGCTCCTTGAGAAACAGCTCGGTGACCTCATCGCTGATCGGGATATGCTGATCGATCCGCATGACGTAGACGCCCGGCGCGAACGCCTCGACCGGGGCCCCCATGAGCGCGCCGAGGGCCCCCATCATCATGCGCTCCTGAGCGTCGGGTGAGGCGTGAAAGAACGCAAGGCGGCGCTCTTTCGCCCACAGGAGGTCCGGGACGCAGCACGAGAAGTCCGGGCAGCACTCACCGCCCTCTCTTGGGTTGTCGTGGTAGTCGCCGTCCGGCGTGAACGGATTATGCCACGGGCGGCCCTCGACCCACTCCTTGAGTTGGTGCTGCGAGCCCTCGATGTAGTTGCGCGGTTTCATGGTGGTCTCCTTTCGCCTCGATCCTACGCCCTCGCCTGAGTTGACTTCAACCCCCATGGACGAGCCGCCAGTAGGCCTCCCGCTGCAACCAGTCCCTTGCCCGGTCGGCATCGAGATCGACGTCCAGCACATCGAGGGCCCACCGCTCCCCACGCCCATGCGCGCAGCTGATCCGCACCCGAGCCCGCCACGGCGTCCGGTTCTGCCGCCATAGCAGGAATGGGACCTGCTCGGTGTTCGCTTGCCGGAGGGTCTGCCTCCACCATGCAGGCAGCGACACGTTCTCCTGCCGCTTGACTTCGAGCGCGAGCCACTCTAGGCCCACAAGGTCGAAGCCGCCCATCCTCGACTGCATGAGGTTGCGCTCAAGCGTCGGCGGGTCCAGTTGCAGAGACTGGTAGACCGGAGCGATCCACTCCACGAGGAGCTTTGCCGCTTCCCGCTCTCCGTTCGCTCCCTTCCGCTTGCTACTCAGGCCGCCCATCCCGATCCCCTGTCGTATAACCGAACCGAAAGATTCTTCCACATCGGTCTATTCTCCATTTAGTCGCATTCCAGCCCGCATACTTCGCACATTATTCCAATTCCATCTTTTATTCCATCTAAACACGTCCCTAACCCATTGAAATTTAATAAGATGGAATAGATGGAATAGATAGAATAATATATACGATCAAAAGGCTTATATAACACGTGAATGAGTTTCATAATACTAATACTGTCTTTTTCTCTCTTTCCCCCAGATTTTATTCCATCTTCCATCTCGCTGGTTTATTTAACGATTTCAAGGGGTTATAAAGATAGACGGGCCATTCCATCTATTCCAGCTTATCCAACTCAATAGACGCCGTTACCGAATTCCGCACCAAGCACATACAGTTTCGTATCCTTGCGCGATCCCGGGATGGCAGCGACCTGATCGGGCGTCAGCTGCTGGAGCTGACCGAGGTCGACCGCGGTTTGTATCGCCGCCTTGATTGAAGACTCCAGCCCACGCCGGTCCCCTGTGAACTCCTTATGCATCCGCAGTCGCTTGCGAAGGTAGTGGTATGGGATATAATCAGCCATCTGCTCCGCGACGTTATAGGTCTTGACCCGCTTCGCCTTGGGCGTCTCGTAGTAGGCCCGGGCGACCTTAATCACGGTCGGCAGCTGCTTGACCTCGCCCTGCCCGGTCTCGCCTTCCTCGGTCTTGCGGACGATGTTCGTGATCTCCGCCCGAATGAGGTCGATGGCCCATCGCGCGTGGTCGGGGGAGACGATAGGGTCGTGCCAATTACAGCCCACAGCGATTAGCGCCGCGAGCCGCAGGGCCTTGAGGTGCGCGCGGTTCCAGACCTCGACAAAGGCGTCCTGCGCGCGGTCGTTGATGCGGGCGTCGCACTCACGGTCGAAGGCGTCCAGCAGCGACAGTGCCCCAGGATCGACCCGGGCGTCCATGAACGTACCGTTGTGGTACATCTGGGCGACGGCGCTGACGAGGTTCTGCATCCAGCCAATCAGCTCGGCATCGGGCTCGCCATTGGCGAAGGGGTTGCGCTCGACCCGTGGCCCGTCATAGCTGATGGTGATGAAACGGGGCAGGAGGCCCTCGGCGACGATGCTGGACCCGAATGCCGCATAATAGGCTTCCGGTGTCGTATCCCCGAGGAAGGCGAAGCACGGGGCGAGCACGCTCTTGGTGTTCTTCTCCTTGTCGGCGTAGGCGGACGACTGGAGGAGTTGGTGCTTGCCTGACTTCGAGAAGAGATCGAGCAGGGCCTGTCGGAGCCGGACGTCCGCGGCGTTGGCGCGCGGGTGCGTGATCGCCTGCAAGGTGTGGCCGAATTCGGACAGCAGCGAGAACTGGGACGGGTGCTCGTCCAAGGTCCGGATCAGGGCCTGCCCCGATGCGATATGCCCCGGTCCGCGGTAGGCGTCGATGATCGGCATGTTGGGGCGGAGCGCGGCCATCAGGGCGTCGATGCCCGAGGCGGCGGCTTCCTTGCCTCGTCCGGTCTCGGCCAGCATCACGATGTAGAGGTTCAGGCCCGTTCCCGAGATATTGAATTGCCGCCCCACGATGCCCGAAACGAAGGTGAGCGCGCCGGCGAGGGCGATCTCCCTGACGGGGCGCGGGGCCGCCTTATAGATGAAGTCCGCGACCATTCCCACGATCCCGGGCGGAAAGGATAAGGTGTTCGAAGCACTTTGTCCCAAAGGCGGGGCAAAGGAGGCTTCCGACCCGATGGGCGGCGCTACCTGGGTCTGTAGCTCGGCGATCTCGCGGGTCACCATCGCCTTCAGCTGCGCGAGGCGACCGACCTCTAGGTCCGCCTTCTTCTCGTTCCGGCGTCTCAATTCGGCCCGGAAGGCGCGCCCGAACGTCCGCTCCAGCAGATAATACTGGGTGTAGTGCTCGGGGTTCTTGCCCTTCGAGTTTGGTCGCCATAGCTTCGAGCGTTGGAAGAGGCGCAGCGCCTGATCGTGGTTGAGCGTGTAGAAGGCAATGAGCTGGGCAAGCGAGGCGTCGAGCTGGGAATGGTCATCACCCGGGCGGGGCCCTTCCTCGAACAGGCGCTTCCACTTATCGCCGTTCGCCGCTGCGGCGGCCTTGGCGATGATCTCGTCATCCCCGAGCGTCTCCGGCTCCGAGGTCGGCAGGTCCCCGAGGTTCGAGGCGCTGGGCATCATCTCCAGCACCAGCTGCTCGATCAGGGCCTGCCGCTCCACGATAGGACTGTCCCGGAAGACGTTGCCCGTGCAGATCATATAGCGTTCTTGGTCGTAAACTTCGATGGGACCGCGCCGACGCCCGCCGCCGATCTTCGCGCGGACGATGATATGGACGCCCTGCCCGGACTGCGAGAATTCGCTGTAGCTGTCGAGATGGTTGTAGGCGTTTTCCTGCGCCTTGGCGTCCTGCGGCGTGAGGTTCGCCGGACGGTCGAGATCTACGATGCAGTAAGGGTCGTCCGCGGTCAGGATGAATCCGATGGCGTTCGCATGGGGCGAGTTGATGCATTCATCGAACGTCGAAAACATCTCAGGATTGGTCAGGTCGAGCAGGCGGCCCGTCTGTGGGTGGCGCGGGGCCTTATCGGGCTTCCCCGTGACCGGATGAGGAAGCAGGGTCGAGATCGCCCACTGCTTCCGCTCCCGTAGCTCCTGGGGCAGGCGAGATACTTGGCTGAGTCTCGGGTTCGCCATGTCTATTCCCCCCTGCCCACAAGGGGCGCGCCGGTCAAATGCTCATAGATCGCTTGGACCGTATCGGCGGCGGGGACCTTGATCTTGCCAGCGAGGTACAGCTTGGCCCATTGCTTCGTGTTACCCGTTATCTGTGCCAGCTGCGCAGGCGTGACGTTCTTCTCGCGGCAGAGCTCCCGCGTGACGTCGCTTAACCTTGTCATTGATTCCTCGGGACTTTTCGGTGGTCGGCCCCTCCATCGATAAGGGACGGTGAAATTTTCTTCAAGGGGGAATTTTTCGCTTGAAGCAACCAATCGAGGCGGGATATACAGGAGGGGTTCGGAAGAAGAAACATAGGCCACCACCATGTCGCAGACATTCGAAGAACTGCTGACCGTCTGGCAGAAGACGGCGGCGGAGGCGAAGCGCCTCGCAACCGAGGAACGCAAGCTCCGGGACGCCCTGTGCGCCGCGGCGTTCCCTAAACCGACCGAGGGCGTCAACAAGCGCGAGCTCGTGGACGGGCGCATCTTCAAGATGACCCACAAGATCAATCGCTCCGTCGATGAGGCCGCGATCCCGGCGATGCGCGAGGCGCTCGCCAAGGCCACGAATGAGGTCACCTTTGACGACATCTTCAAGACGAAGATCGATTTGCAGGTCGGCCCCTACAAGAAACTCGCGCCCGAGCTCCTCGTGATCGTGAACGAGGCGGTCGTCTCGAAGCCCGGCGCGCCAACCATTGAGGTGATCTGATGTGGAACGATCCACGAGCGGGGCGCGAGCTGATAGGCAGGCGCCGCGACCACTTCACCGCGGTCGCCCTGCAAGGGCTGCTTGCCAGCCCCCACACCACGGCGGAAATACCGCCGGAGAAGGTCGCCAAATTCGCGGTTGAGATCGCGGACCTCACTTTGAAGGAGCTCGATAAATGAACGACCGTCCCATCATATCTGGGCCCCCGTCCGAGCTGGATCAGCGCCGGCTTCTCGCCCTGCAGGCTAAGATCCGCGACGACCTCCCGGACATGTCCAACACCATGCTGGTCGAGACGCTCGAAGACGTCTTGCGGCTCAACAACGCCGCGCTGGTCATCGAAGGGCTCGAAACGCTCGCCCGATGGCTCATTGATGACAGGAGGGATATTTGAAGATCGTGACCACGGACCAGCTCGCGCAGCGCAACGGCATCAAGGTCCTCGTCTACGGGCGGGCCGGTATGGGGAAGACGACCCTTTGCGGGACGGCCCCGGCCCCGCTCATTATCTCGGCGGAGAGCGGCCTGATGCCGCTGCGCCATAAGAAGATCCCGGTGATCGAGGTCACCGAGATCAAAGACGTCTGGGATGCCTTCACTTGGCTCAGGTCCTCGGCCGAGGCTCGCCACGTTCGCACCGTGTGCCTCGACAGCCTTAGCGAGATCGCGGAGAAGGTCTTGGAGGCCGAAAAGAAGAAGACCAAGGATGGGCGCGCGGCCTACGGTGGGCTCATCGATCAGATGATCCCCCTGACCAAGGCGTTCCGGGACCTGCCCGGCAAGCACGTAGTGGTCACGGCGAAGGAGGATCAGACCGTCAACGGGGTGACCGGCGTCTCGCGCTACGCTCCGAAGGCTCCGGGCCAGACGGTCGGGCCCGAGCTGCCCTACCTCTTCGATGAGGTATTCCACGCCTCGGTCGGCAAGGACGCCAACGGGGCCACCTACTACTACCTCCGCACCAAGCCTGATGCGCAGGTGGATGCCAAAGACCGGTCCGGGGTCTTGGCTGAGATCGAGTACCCGGACTTGACCGCCATCTTCAACAAGATAGAGAAGGGAGCCTGACCACCATGGTCCAGCTGAATTTTAACGCCAACCAGTATGCCCCGAACGCCGGCGGCATTGACGTCCTCCCCTCGGGGACCTACGCCGTGCAGATCACGGGGTCGGAATACAAGCAGACGAAGCGGCAGGACGGGTATATGCTTGTCCTCACCCTGACGGTGATCGACGGAGCCCATGTGGGCAAGAAACTGATCGCTCGCCTGAACGTCCAGAACCCGAACCCGCAGGCGGTCGAGATCGCCATGGGCGAGCTCTCGGCCATCTGCCACGTGACCGGCTGCATGGTCGTAAACGACAGCCAGGAACTGCACGGGCGTCCGTTCCAGGTCAAGGTCGAGGCCGTGCCGCGTCAGGACGATCCCTCGAAGATGGGGAACGAGATCAAGGGGTATCTCGACGCCCGGGGAAACCCCCCGACACCGGGTGGCGGTGGCGCACCTTCTGCCCCGGCACCTGCGGCGGCCCCGCAGCCTCCGATGGCTTCGGCCCCTGCCCCGGCCCCGGCCCCGGCTGCTGCGCCGGCACCGGCACCTGCACCTGCGGGAATGCCGGCTCCCGCCCCTGCCCCTGCCCCGCAACCCGCTGGCGGCGCAGCACCTCCGTGGGCATCGGGTGCTCCGGCTCCGACCCCTCCGGCGTCCTCGGGTGAGGCCCCTCCGTGGGCGCAGCAGCCCTCCTGAGGCGCTATGGGCTAGGCGGCTCGACCGCCCGAGCGGGGTGAAAAGCCCCGCATCTTTAAGAGGTATCCAATGCGTGCAACGGTCATCGCTGATGCGAGCTTTTGCCCTGAGACCCGCGCTGCGGGGTGGGCGGCTTGGATCACGCTCTCGAATAACCTTGTCTTCCCCGAGCGGATCAAACGCTTCGGGGCCTTTCATCGACTGCCCGAGCATTCGACGCAGGCCGAGGAATGGGCTCTATACAACGGCCTGTGGCTCGCCTACCAGCGGGGCGCTCGCGAGATCCTGGCACAGACCGATTGCCTGACGGTGATCGATAAATGCCTAAGCAACAACGCCGCCTTCCTCACGGCGAAGGCCGCGGCGTTTCCAGACGCCACGGTATCCTTTCGGCACGTGAAAGGGCATACTAATCGAGAAGAAGCACGCTTCTTCGTGAACCGCTGGTGCGACGCGAATGCGAAGCGCATCATGATCGAGCAGCGAAAGGAACTCGGCTATGGCCAAGGACGCCGGCGAAGAAATCCGCAAGGAGATCGACCGGATAGGGGAGCGCGAACAGGGTGACGGCTTCCGCGGTCATCTCGGCGCGTCCCAGATCGGGAAGAAGTGTATTCGCCAGATTTGGTATTCGTTCCGATGGGCGAAGACAGGGAAGCACAAGGCGAGGACCCTTCGCATCTGGCAGCGCGGCCATGACGAGGAACCGCGCCTAATCGCGCTTTTGCGCGGGATTGGTGCCGTAGTGGAGGACTGTGATCCGAGCACAGGAGAACAGTTCCGCATTATCGATCATGACGGGCACTTCGGCGGCTCATGCGACGGTAAGGTGCGAAACCTCGCCCGCTTCGGGCTCGAAGGCGAGGGCCTGCTTGAGATGAAGACGATGGGCGACAAGTATTTCAAGCAGCTGGTCGAGAAGGGGCTGGCGCTCTCGAATGTGGGCTACTACGCCCAGATGCAGGTCTATATGCACTACCTTGGCCTGCGGTGGGGCCTTTTCGTCGCAGTCAACAAGAACGATGATGAGCTCCACTTCGTGGTGGTGCCTTATAAGCGCGAGGTAGCCGAGCGTTATCGGGACATCGCGGCGCAGGTCATCGAAGCCCACAAGCCGCCGCCTCGCATCAGCGAAGACAGCTCCTGGTGGGTCTGCAAGTTTTGCGACTACCGCGAGATATGCCACCATGAGGAGCCGCCCTCGATTAACTGCCGCTCCTGCGCCTTCGCCTCCCCGGTCGAGGACGGGCAGTGGCGCTGCGCGAAACACGAAGCGAACATCCCGAAGGACTTCCTCCGCAAGGCGTGCGGCAGCTGGGACCCCATTGCATGAAGGCGAGAGACTATCAGGAGGCCGCGGTCGCTGCCGTCTGGGACTACTTTCGGACGAAGTCCGGCAACCCGATCCTCGCCCTGCCCACCGGGACGGGTAAGAGTTTTGTGCAGGCGGACTTGACCCGCTCGATGCTGCTAGCCTACCCGACGACCAAGGTGATATGCCTGACGCACGTCAAGGAGCTCATCGAGAACAACTACAAGACGTTCCTGCGCATCATGCCGACCGCCCCGGCCGGTGTCTACTCGGCTGGGCTCGGGCGACGGGATGTCCACGCGCAGGTCACGTTCGCCGGGATCGCTTCGGTGGCCAAGCGCGCCAAACTCTTCCGCGACACCGACATCATCATGATCGATGAATGCCATCTCGTGTCGGATAACGACAGCGCGATGTATGCGAAGTTCATCGCCGCCGTCCGCGCCTACAACCCGGCCCTGAAGGTCATCGGGCTCTCGGCGACGCCCTTCCGGCTCGGGACGGGGATGCTCACGGACGGGCAGCTCTTCGATGATATCTGCTTCGACCTGACCTCGGGGCCGGCGTTCCTTTGGATGCTGGCGCAAGGTTACCTCGCCCCACTGGTCCCGAAGAAGCCGCAGGTGATGATCGACACTTCGAGCGTGGGCATCCGGGGCGGGGAATTCGTCCAGTCGGCTCTGACCGAACAGATCGACCAACAGAACGTGATTGGCGCAGCCCTGTGGGAAGCGCGCGGGATCGCCGCGGATCGTAACCACTGGTTGGTCTTCGCATCGAGCATCGAACACACCGAGCGTATTACTGAGATGCTCAACGAGATGGATATCCCCGCCGCCTTCGTCCACTCGAAGATGAGCAACAAGGACCGGGACGCCGCCATCGCTGGCTTTCGGGACGGGACCTACCGCGCGCTCGTCAACAAGGATATCCTGACCACCGGCTTCGACTTCCCCCATATCGACTGCATCCTGATGCTTCGCCCGACACAGTCGCCGGGGCTATGGGTCCAGATGCTAGGGCGAGGGACGCGCCCCGTCTTTGCTTCGGGCTTCGATCTCGATACGCCGGAGGGGAGGCTCGCCGCCATCGCCGCAGGGCCTAAACGCAATTGCCTCGTCCTCGACTTCGCCGGGAATACCGAACGCCTCGGCCCGATCAACTACCCGACGATCCCGAAGAAGCGCGGCAAGGGTTCGGGGGAGCCGCCGACCCGGGTCTGCCCCGAGTGCGCGACATACGTCCACATCAGCGTTCGCGTGTGCCCTGAGTGCGGTCACGAGTTCCCGCGCGAAGAGAAGGTGGCTCCTGGGGCTTCGACCTCGGCGCTGATCGCTGGCGAACGCCCACAGGCGGAGCCGAAGCAGGTCGAGGTCTTTGCCGTGGATCGCGTGATCGCGGTGCGTCATCAGAAGGCGGGGAAGCCCGATAGCGTCCGCGTCTCCTACTACTGCGGGTCCCGACGCTTTACGGACTTTGTTGGGGTAGAGCATTCTGGCTTCATGAAGATGCGTGCTCGCAAGTGGTGGGCGCTCCACGCCCCGGTCAAGAACGCCGCGCTCCCGCGAACGACCACGGCCCTGCTGGACGTGATCGAGCATATCCGCGTCCCGACGCACATCAAGGTCGTCACCAACCTCAAGTATCCGGAGATCATCGCCTATGACTTCACGGGATCAGGCTTTGAGCCCAACCCACGCGGCCTTCTCGTGGTCCCCGGCCAAGGAGCGGGTCCAGCTCCAGCTGCGGATCGCGGACCTGATCGAGGCCGCCCGCCTGCACCGGAGTTGCCTGACATGCATGAATTTCGATGAGAAGACCGAGCAATGCCAGAAATGGAATGCGCGACCACCGGCTAGGGTGATCGCGCTTGGCTGCGAGGCGTATGCGGAGCTGCCCCCGTTCTAGGCGAACGTGAAGTCCGCCTCCCGGAACTGGTGGCCATACCAACGTGCCCCGCGCGCCCCGTGCATGCAGAGGTCGGAGTGGTGGGCGTATTCCGCCCGCCCCTCGGCGTCGAAGCGGAAGCAGCGGGCGTGCGGGAGGTACCCGCAGCTGTCCGAGGTCTCGACCTCGATGAAGACCCCGCCGGCGAGAGTGGAAAACTTAACGAGCATGTTGCCCTCCTTAGTTGGCGTTAACGACTGCGACGCGCAGCGTGATCTCTTCGGGCCACTCGCCCGTCTCGGGGTCGAAGCTGAGGCCCAGCTCTTCGCAGAATTCGCGCCACCGGTTCGGGTGGAGCTCGCTGCTGAAGTCGTCGCGGGTGAGGATGATCGTCTGCACGGTGGTAGCCCTTTCAATTAGAGGAACTTGCCTTCGGTGAGCAGGTAGCCTTTCTGGCGAAGATCGGCGGAAAGCTTGGCGACCGCTTCGTCCGTCGAGAAGGCCGCCACGCGGAGCACTTTGTTGGTGATGCGGGCTTCGCCGTTGATTTCCTTGGCCGAGTACTGGATGTCGTAGAGCATTTCTCGTCTCCCTTTCGATGATTAGTTATCCCATGTCGAGAGGGGTGCTGCAACACAAAAGGGAGCAAGGGCAGGAACCTGTTCGGTTCCCACCCTGCGCTGGTGAGGAAGTCGCGGGGCTCAGGCGCCCCGCTTCGTCTTCCACTTCTGGTACTGGGTCCGGGCAGTCCCGAAGGCGATGCCCTGCTGCCGGCAGGCTTCGATCACGGCCTTGCGCGAGAGCTTCTCCCCCGCCTCGTCCGCCTCGGCCTGCATCTCGTCGCAGATGCCCCAGACCTCGGCGCAGACGCCGCCATGGTCCGAGACCTCGCGAATGTAGGCCGACTTCTTCGCCGGGGCGGGGGCGTCCTCGCCCACAAGCTCGACGTTGAAGCCTTCGAGCGTCTCGATGCCATCGGGGACTTCGGCGGCGTCGAACGTGAGGTGGACGAAGTATTGCCCGTCCTCGCCGTCGATCTGGAACGCCACGTCTTCGGGCGTGAGGTCGATCTTCGCGAGAGCAACCTTGAGGGCGCGCTTGGCGTTGGCTTTCGTGCTGTAGAACTTGGTGGTCATGGCTGGGTTCCTTCTTCCCGTGTGCTTCCGATACGAGTAAGATAGCCGCACCACCTCAACAATGCAACAGGTGTTGTCGAACCACATCGGTTCCCATATCGCTTTTCTCGCTGCGCCCCTCAAGAAAACGCTTGCGGGGGCCTCGCCGGGTAGGGTAGGATCGCTTTGCTACGCTCACACCCATTGCCAGAAGGAGGCAGCACCATGGCCAAGACGAAACCCGAAGCCGCCGAGGGCGAAGCGCCCGCCGCGCCGAAGGAAGAGAAGATCAAGATGCCCCGCAAGAACGGGGTGACGATGCCGAAGGACGGGACGAAGACCCGCGCCGTCTGGACCATCGCCGACCAGATCGCCGCCGAGAAGGGCCGCCCGGCTTTCCGGGACGAGGTCATGCACGCGGCGACCGCGGCCGGGCTGGAGAAGGGCACCATCGCCACCCAGTATGGCAAGTGGTGCACGTTCTACGGGCTCGACGGGGCGACGCTCCGGAAGCACAAGGAAGAGGAGAAGGCGAAGTCCGCGCCGGCTCCTGCCGAAGCGGCGGAGTAAGGGGCTCCCTGCCCTTCTCCATCGCCGGGGCGGCGGCCCCTTTCCTCCTCCCGAGGTCAAGCTGCCGCCCCGTTCCATCCCAGACCCCTCGGAGGACACCCGATGAAAAACCAACAGCGGCCAAGGCCGCCCGTGCAGTCTGATGGGCGCACGCTAGACGTCCACTCGATCTTCCCCACGATCCAAGGCGAAGGCCCTTTCGCAGGATGCCCTGCGGTCTTCATCCGCCTGCTCGACTGCAACCTGCAGTGCCCGCTCTGCGATACCGAATACACGCAGAATGGTCTCGGAGCCCTGACCGTCAAGCAGATCGTGGACGAGGTAGCCATGCGTCGCGTCCCGGGCGTAAGTCTCGCCGTGATCACGGGTGGCGAGCCCTTCCGCCAGAACCTGTCCCAGCTCATGGAGGAGCTGCTGCGCGTCCTCGGGATGCACTCGCAAGTCGAAACCAACGGGATGCTTCCGATCCAAGCGGTCGACAAGATCCGCGGCCTTGTGGGCGAGGGCTTTGTCTCCATCGTTGTCTCCCCGAAGACCCACAAGCTTCGCGAGGAATATGGCGAGCTCGCCTCCGCCTTCAAATACGTTGTGCGGGCAGGCGACGTGGACGAAGACGGCCTCCCCATTCACGCCCTTGACCACCCCGTGCCGAAACACGAGCGCGTCGCCCGCCCGCCAGCGGCGTTCCGGGGCGATATCTTCGTCCAACCTGCGGACGAGAAGGACTTTTACAGCAACCAGCAGAATATGGCGCAGGCGGTCAAGTCGGCATTGATGCTCGACCGCGGTCGGCGTCGCCTCTGCCTCCAGATGCACAAGTATGCGGAGCTTCCCTGATGCCTTATCGTTCTTCGAAGACCTACGGCCACGAGATTGGACTCTCGGCGGCGTTTCGCCAATGGCGCGCGGACAGCCATTGTCGCTACATCCACGGCTACGCCCTCTCGATCCACCTTGAATTCGAGGCGGACGAGCTGGACGCTCGCAACTGGGTGGTCGACTTCGGCTCCCTCAAGTCCTTGAAGGGAATGCTGGAAGACGCCTTCGACCACAAGCTCCTGGTCGCTGAGGACGACCCCGAGAAGGACCTCCTGTGCTCGCTTGCGGGTATGGGCGTCGCAGACGTTGTCGTCCTGCCGGCCCTTGGCTGCGAGGCCTTCGCCCACCTTATTTTCGAGGCGGCCGAGATCTGGCTCAAGGACAACGGGTATGCCCCGCGCGTCCGGATGCACCACGTCACGGTCAGGGAACACGGGGCCAACTCAGCGACCTACTTCCGCCCGCAGACCATCAAGATCAAGGCCGATCCGGGGAACGAGCCCCCGCCGCGCCCAACCCTGCTGAAAGGACCCCGCTGATGGATCGCATACGTCGCCGCGAGATCATCGCAAGCAAGATCAACGAGCTGCTGTTTCAGCTCGAACATCAAAACCACTCCTCAGGTCTGCGTGAGGGTCTGCGCGAGACCCCGGCGAGGGTTGCCAAGGCGTGGGATCACTGGACCTCGGGGTATGGGCAGGACCCTGCCTCGGTCCTCAAGACCTTCGAAGACGGAGGGGAACGCTATGACCAGATGGTGCTGGTCCGGGACATCCCCGTCTACTCGAAATGCGAGCACCACCTTGCCGACATCTTCGGGACGGCCTCGGTCGCCTATATCCCACAGGGGCGCGTGGTCGGCCTCTCGAAGCTGTCGCGAGTGGTCGATATGTATGCGCGCCGCCTGCAAGTGCAGGAGCGAATGACGCAGCAGATCGCGGACGCCCTGTGGGAGCACCTCGCTCCGCGCGGCGTCGGCGTCATTATCCGTGCGCGGCACATGTGCATGGAGAGCCGGGGGATTTGCCAGCAGGGGCACCATACCGTGACGTGCGCCCTACACGGAGTCTTCCGGGACGACCTCGCCGCTCGCGAGGAATTCATGAAACTTGCAGCATAGGAGACCACCATGTCCCGCAAAGCCCTTGTCGTGTTTTCAGGAGGGCAGGATTCCACCACCTGCCTGTTCTACGCCTTGCGCGTCTTCGATGAAGTCGCCGCGGTCACGTTCAACTACAACCAGCGCCACTCCGCTGAGATCGAGGCGGCGAAGAAGATCGCCGGCGACCTCGGGATCGTGCACGAGATCGTTGACGTGGGTCCGATCCTCAAAGGGACGTCGCCGCTCGTTTCAACGGATCACGAGCTCGAACAATACGCTGACCACCACTCGCTCCCGGGCGGACTGGAGAAGACCTTCGTCCCGATGCGCAACCAGCTCTTCCTGACGCTCGCGGCGAACCGCGCCTACTGCATAGGGGCGTTGAATCTCGTGACTGGGGTCTGTGAGGAGGACTTTGGCGGATACCCAGACTGCCGGTCGGTCTTCATCGAGGCGCTGGAGACCGCAATCAACCTCGGGACGTTCACCGGCGAGGACGGCGCGCCCGGCCCGCTCAAGATTCATACGCCCCTCATGCATATGACGAAGGCGGCCACGGTCAACCTCGCGCTCGATCTCGACGGGTGCTATGAGGCGCTCGCGTTCTCGCACACCTCCTATGACGGGCAATACCCGCCGAAGGGCCACGACCACGCGACGCTCCTGCGGGCGAAGGGGTTCGAGGAAGCCGGCGTCCCGGACCCGCTGGTCCTGCGCGCCAACTTCGAAGGCCTCATGGCACTGCCCGACACGGACAACTACGGCCCTCGGCAGGTCGAACGCTTCCTGCCCCGGATCGCAGCTCTCGTCGCCTGACCCAGGAACCTGATCCCGTGCACGTGTATATCGCCGGCCTGTATACTTCCAACTTCGGCAGGACGTCCAACGCCTACCGAGCAGCCCCGCCGAATGCGCAGATGCTACGGGATCAGGTGACCCACCACCTGGAAAGCTACCACTACATCAAGAAGGGCCAGTTCACCCGCAAGATCCGCGAGGACGGGGTCAAGGTCTTCCTCGACAGCGGCGCCTTCTCGGCCTTCACGCTCGGCCACGAGATCGACATAGGGGAGTATGCCGAGTTCATCGCCGAGAACCAAGACATCGTTATTATGGCATCGGTGCTGGACGCCATCGGCGACCATGAGGCGACGTTTCGCAACCAGCAGGATCTCGAACGCCGCAATCTCCCGCGTCCGGTCCTCCCGTGCTTCCACTTCGGGGAGCCTATGGAGCTGGCGAAATACTACGCCGACAACTACGAATACATCACCATCGGCGGCATGGTCCCCGTCCCGAACCAGAAGCTAGGCCCGTGGCTGGACGAGCTGTGGGAATACGCCCTCACCGACAAGGACGGGTATGCGAAGACGAAGGTCCACGGCTTCGGCTTGACGGCACTGCCCCTGATGTATCGCTACCCGTGGTATTCCGTGGACAGCTCCTCATGGGTGCAGGCGGCGGCGAACGGGCTTATCCAATTGCCCGAGCTCCTCCAGAAGATCGACATCTCCGCCCGGTCGCCTCGCGCCAAGGACTTCCTGCGCCATTTCTCGACCTACCCACAGGAGGCGCGCGCCTACATCGAAGGGTTGATCCGCTACTACGGGCTCACGCCCGAAGAGCTGGCGACAGACTATAAACCGAGATGGGCGCTCAACGCCTTCGCCTTCGACCAGATCGGCAAACGCATGGGCGACGACCATTGGCGCAAACCGTTCCGGGTCAAGCAGCCCGTCCTGTTCGCGGAGTGATAAGATGACAATCCTAGACAGTCTCAAATTCGTGCAAGGTGTCATCAAGAAGAACGCATTGGCTCCAGAACTGGAGCATTTCCGCATATGTGATGGGCGTGTGACCGGCTACAACGGCTACATGGCGCTCTCCGCCCCGCTCGATCTCGACCTGAACGCCTACCCGAATGCGCAGCGGTTTTATCGCGCCGTGGAAGCGTGCAAGGACGCCGTCGCCCTGTCCATGACCGATAACGGGCGTTTGGCCATCCGGTCGGGAGGCTTCCGCGCCTACGTGCCGTGTCTCGATGATGTCGGCTACAACGCCGCACCGCGGGGCGAAGAGTATGAAGTGCCGAAGGGGCTTGCGGCGACGCTTGGCCAGCTGCTTCCTTTCGTGTCGGAGGACGCCTCGCGCCCGTGGTCGATGGGCCTGCTGCTCGCGGACGGGATGCTCACGGCGACCAATAACGTGGTGCTGGTCCAGAAGTGGACGGGGCATAAGTTCCCGCGCATCAACCTTCCGCGGTTCGCGGTGCAAGAGATCGCCCGGATCGGCACGGACCCGGAGCGCGCCTCGATCTCGGAGAGCGACATCACGTTCCATTACCCGGGCGGGCGATGGCTGCGCACGCAGCTCTTCGATCATAAATGGCCGGACGACAAGCTAAACTCGATCTTGAACGTGGATGACGCGGCTGGCCCGATCCCTTCGGCCCTCAAGGACGCCGTCGAGACGCTCTCCCCGTTTACTGAGGGCCGCTCATCGGCGGTCTACTTCTCGGAGGACGAGCTGTCAACCTCGCAGACGGAGGAGGATGGCGTGCATATCGAAGTCGAGGGGCTCCCGGCCGGACCTATCTTCAGCGTCGGGCAGCTACAGCTGGTCCTCGCTGTTGCTGACCGGATCGACTTCGGCATGTACCCACGCCCTTGTATCTTCTACGGCGAAGGGCTGCGCGGAGCGATGGTAGGAATGACGCATTGAGGTTCGACGCCATCGGGATGTTCTGGGAGGATCGCCCGAGCACCGGGACGCGCAATACTGTGCGCGTGCAGCCGCCGATCCCGGACACGGGATGGGCCCCGCCAAGCTACTTCCCGGACCTCTCGCAAGCCTCGGCCATCGCTATCGACACCGAGACCTATGACCCGGAGCTTCGCAACGAGGGGCCGGGATGGGGCCGAGGGAAGGGCCATATTGTCGGCTTCTCCGTTGCGGTCCCTTCGGGGCATTCTTGGTATTTCCCGCTTCGCCACGAAGTCGAGCGCGAATGGAATATGCCCGACACCGCGGCGGCGCTTGCGTGGCTTCGCCAGCTGCTCGCCCTGCCTATGCCGAAGATCGGGGCAAACCTTGTTTACGACCTGGGTTGGCTTCTGACCGAGGATATCCACGTCAACGGGCCGCTTTACGACATCCAGAGCGCCGAGGCGCTGCTCAACAGCGAGGCCCCGGACGTCTCCCTTGACTCCCTCGCCGAGAAGTATCTCGGCATCGGCAAGGAGACCTCGATCCTTTATCAATGGTGCGCGGACTTCTACGGCGGCGGGCCCACAGATCGACAGCGTGCCAATATCTACCGCGCCCCGCCTCGACTTGTCGGACCCTACGGCGAAGCCGACGCCCGTTTGCCGATCCAGATCATGACGCGCCAATGGGCGCAGATGGAGAAGCGTGGGGTCCTCGACCTCTTCAAACTTGAATGCCGCCTATTCCCGCTCCTGCTAAAGATGCGTTGGAAGGGCGCGCCCGTAGACGTCGCCGCGGCGGAGGAGCTTCACGATAGGCTCGCCGGCGAGATCAAGGAACTCCAGATCGATCTAAAGCGGCGACTTGGGTTCGAGGTCAACCCCTCGGCCTCCGAGAGCATGGTCAAGGCGTTCACGCAAGAGGGGCTCCCTTTCGGCCAGACCGCAAGGGGCAACCCGACCTTCCCTGCCGCTGCGCTCGAAAAGCTCGATCACTGGCTCCCTCAGACCATCCTGGAGATACGCCGGCGCGAGAAGATCCGTGGCACTTTCATCGAAAGCTACATCCTCAAGAACCAGATCAACGGGCGCGTCCACTGCCAGTTCCATCCGCTCAAGGGCGACGAGAACGGGGCGCGGTCCGGACGCTTCGCCAGCTCGGACCCGAACCTCCAGAACATCCCGGTGCGGACGGAGCTCGGGCGCCTCATCCGTAACCTCTTCGTGGCGCAAGGGCTTTGGCGGAAATACGACTACTCCCAGATTGAGTACCGCCTGTTGGCCCACCATGCTGTCGGCCAAGGGGCGGACGAGGTTCGAGCGCGCTACAATGCCAGCCCTGACACGGACTATCACGAAGCCACGATTGACCTCCTGCATTCCATGGTCGGGATCGAGCTGGAGCGGCGGGCGGCGAAGACCATCAACTTCGGCCTCATTTACGGGATGAGCCAAGCAGAGCTCATCCGCCGCCTCGGCCTCAAGGAGACGGACGGATCGAGCCTTTTCGATGCCTACCACACCGCGGTCCCCTTCGCCCGGGCAACGGCTCGCTCCGCCAGCGATGAGGCCGAGAAGAACGGGTACATCCGCACGATCCTTGGGCGATACTCGGACTTCCCTATGTGGACTACCGCGAAGTATGATCGCGAGGCCCCGGCCCTTCCCTTCGACCAAGCCCTGATGAAATACGGGAAGATCAAGCGGGCGTTCACGCATAAGGCGCTAAACCGCCGCCTGCAAGGAGGCGCGGCCGATATCATGAAGAAGGCGATGGTGGACTGCTATGAAGCGGGCATCTTCGATGATACCGGCATCCCGCTCCTGACCGTCCATGATGAGCTCGACTTCGATGACCTCGGGGACCCGAACCGTCCGGCGTGGGTCGAGATGGTGCATATCATGCAGAACTGCGTTCCGTCCTTGCGCGTCCCGATCCTTGTGGATGGGAAGACTGGCGCACGCTGGGGCGAGGCGGATTGAGGAAATCGATTGGTTCGGTATTAGGCCTTGAGGCAACTCGCCGAAGTCCGATACCGTCTTCTAGCTGGGTGCTGTAACGCCTAGTTAGGCAAATGAAAGGACTACCAATGAAGCTTCTCCTCTCCGCCGCGGCGCTCGCGGCTCTCGTGGTCGGCCCTGCTGCCGCCACGGACATCGCCTTCGGCGGGTTCGAAGGCGCGGCCATGTCCACGTCCATCACGGGCGGGATCGCAGCGACCGGCGGGATCGCCGGCAACGGCAACAAGGGCTTCTCGTCTGTCGAGAACGGCCAGTATGCCGCGCATGGCGCCGGGGCCTCGGCCCATCTCGGCTTCACGCAGCTCGACGGGCAGTCGTGGGGCGGCTGGAACAAGCCCGCAACGAACCTCGACGCCATCAAGGTCGATCTCGACGTGGCGACCTACAGCGAGGGCGTGCAGGGGTCGTTCACCGAGGTCAAGGACCGGGGCACCGGGACCGCTGGCATCGGTGGCGGCGTCGCCGTCTCGGGCGGTGGTGCGTTCGCCACGGGCAGCTTCAAGGGCTTCGGCTTCGAGAAGTGGTGACATCCACAGGAGGGGCGGTTCGCCGCCCCTCCTACTCGGGGGCATCCATCTCTTGTTCCGAAAGGGGAACCACCATGAAGACCACTATGATCTTTGCAGCTGTGATGCTGCTTTCCACGGGCTCGGCGATGGCGCAGAACGCGCTCGCAGGGTCCCAGTCGGCGTCCGGATCGCAGTCGATCTCCGGGGTCAGCATCGAGGGCTCGAACATCCCCGATAACACCCCGAATGCCGGCATCGCCAT